GGAAATGAACCTTTTCGGGGTTTTGCATGGTTCGTTTGAGTTTTTCCCAAACCCTCAAATCTCTCTGCCAGACATTCGATTTATGGTTTTCATCAGGCTGATCATGCCAATACCGCCGACCAGATTGATAACTATCGAAGCCGCAAAGCATGATTTCTTTATACCCTAGATAATCCGCAATCCATAGTGCCTTGCAACCGCTCAAACCAAAATCAGGACAAATCCCGCTCCAGATGTGCCTCGGATCGCTGATTCGATGGTGCGAAGTCTTTAGACTAGGATGGTCCTTAAGCAATTCCCACATCGGTTCATCTGAGAAAACAATCAAATCCAAAGGCAAAAGCAAGGAATGTTGATTGATTCCGATCAGATCGACATCGGCAGGAAGATTGTAAAGATCGGCTGGAAGCGATGGACCGCCACCGAGGATAGCCGCAACTTTGCCAGTTTTAACCGATTTGAAGCGATTTAGTTCCATTTTATGTTGCATCGCACATAAAAATAATTTCATAAACTTGAAAATAGTTCTTTCAAATAATTAGAATTGTGCTATAGTGTTTCTATTAACAAAGCAGTTGATACACAACCGGACGGAGAAACAAAATGAAAAAAGTTTATGAATTTTCGACCCCACGCGAAAAAACAATCAATGACTTTATTGATGCGGTTATGTCTGAAAATTACTCGCATACCCGTTTTAATTATGGAACTGCATTGGTCTATCATCGCGATATTAAAAGTCCATCTGGCGTAATTTTGTCATCCTTATGGCACGATTATAACGAAGCAATTAACATTCTTAAACAAAATCACAGAATTAAAAATGATTGAAAGAGCGATATAATAAGAAAAAGGCGGGAGATAATCCCGCCTTCTCCATTTCCCAAAACCTAAATCCCGAAATTAGGTTGTGGTGTAATCCTTAACAGCCGCGAACGACTCAGCATGGCGAACGCCGACATCCACATCTTGGAAGAATGCGAGACGAGTGCCGCCTGAAGTCGAGAGCGAAGCCGTATCGACAACAATATCAACGCCTGACCACATACCGATGATAACATCGTTGAAGTTGCCGAAGATCATTGCCGAGCAGACACCAGACGAAGAACCCTTCGTCAGATCGCTTGGGACAAGGTTCGTGCTGACAACATCATAGCCGAGCAACTTGTTAGCATCGTTGAGGATGAAGTTGCCTTCAACACCTGACGACTGACGAGCCGTTGCGCGGAGCTTTGCAACAACTTTCGGGTTCGTCAGATATGCGAGATTGCCAGTTGCCGCGTTAGCAACCGCAACAGCGCGTTCAAGAGCAACAACAGATGCCCAAGTTGGCGCACCACCGTTCGTTCCGATAGCAACCGCGCCGATGCCTGTCGTGCCGAGGATACCCGTAGGCTCGTTCGATGAACCGCCTTCGATCGCCACATCGTCGATCTTAGCCGCGATCTGGCTGATGATGTCGTTGCGGAGAACCGCTTCAACAGACGGATCAGACTGAATCATCATGCGACGAGAAATATCGACATAGCCAGCAACCGTCTTAGGTTGCATGAGCAACTGACCGAATACTGGCGCGCCTTCTGTCGGAGCCGATGTTTCAGCAACGAAAGCAACCGTTGTCTTAGTGGCAAGTTTCGGAATAGCAACGTTACCCTGCAAGCCAGTGAGCATCCGCGCACCGAGGCCAGACATAACGAGCGTATCACGAAGAGCATCGATATAGAGATCGCCACGTTGATCAGTGCCGATCAAATAGCCACCCTTCGATGTGCCGCTGGTCGTGCCAGAGATAACATCGCGCTTGCTCCAGCCAATGTCGGCAGGAACGTAGAAGCCACGAGCATCTTTGCCAAGACGATTACCGATTTCTTGCGAGATTTCGCGCTCGAAACCAGCCTTCGACCAATCGCCAGTTGCCGCCGCGTTTACTGCGCGGAGAAGCGAATAAGACTGCGACTGACGGCTGTTGAGGCCGACATTGTTCGGATTTGATACGATCGCATCCGAACCGAGGCTTTCGATGAGTTCGCCACGGAACTGCTCAACTGAAACGCCACGAGCGATTGCCTTTTCAGCAAGATCGCGCTTGTTCAGCTTCGCACCAATGGCAAGAATTTCCGCATTTGCTTTCGCAATAGACGCGCGGATTTCGTCTTGTTTAACTTCGGTCATTTCAAGACCCTCCGATGAGTTAGAGATGATTTCCATCGAGCGGCCAACGCCAACCGATTGATCGGCTGGAATTGAAACGATCGATGCTTCCAAAGGAGTCCACGAATTGACGCGATAGACCGTCCCGTCCACGCTGTCATCACGAACCATTTTATTGACCCGATAACCGACAGAGATGTTCTGCCGAATACCGTCAACCACATCTTGGAACACTTCGCCAGCGAGTGAGCCTTTTCCAAAGCGCACCGTTGCTCGCATCACACGAGCCGAGCCGTCGAGATTAACGCCCTCGATGATACCGATTTGCTTCTCAGGATCGTGATCCAACAAAAGCGGAGCGCGACCGGAAGCAAGAAAACTAAGATCGATCGATTTTGGGTTATGATCCAAAATCTCCATGCCGAATGAACGCTCGACAGGCATTTCCGAAGATACTGCGATTTGAACTCGCCGCTCTTCTTTATTTACCGGAGAAGCATCCATCGAATAAGCACGATGTTGCAGTGCATCATCAGCGCGATCTTCAACGCTATTTACAGGCAAAGGCATTGCCATTGCCGGAGATGCTTCAAGAGGATTCAACTCAACTGGCGGAGCCACATCGAGGAGCGTTTCAGGTTCTTCCATCTCGACGGGTTCATCTTCATGCTCGCCCATCTTTTCCTTGGCGAACGTGATCACATAGGTTTCGTCGTTCTCAGCAACGTTGAGAATATGCCTCTTTTCGATCTTAGCATCTTCTTTTTTCATACCCGTTGCCTCTTCAAATTCGATCGGTTTGAAATCGTGATCTGCGAGCCACTTTCTAGCTTCAGCCGCAGAAAACATATCAGCCTTGAACCGGATTGCCTGAAGTTCAGTCGTTCCAGCCTTCACACCATATATCGCATCTATGCCATCGCCAAAATCGTTATTTTTTCTAGCAAAGGAATCATACTGCGCTGGATCGGTCAGGCGAGCCGCGTGTTCATTCGGATAAGGACGCATATCCGCATAAGAACGGAGCGAATTGATCTTCAAAAGGGTTGAAAAACGATGACCGACGAGCGTTTCAGTCGGCTCCCAACCGTTTTCGCCTTCCCGATATATGCGAATCAAAGCCGCAGGATCATCCGAACTAGCATTGATTGAGAACTCAGAATCAGGAATTCCGAGAACGCCTTCTCGCATAATATGTTCAATCCGACCGCGAGCAGTGCCGCCAGATGAATCCCAAGAGACGAAATCACCAACTTTCAATTCATCAGGAGCCGCTCGATCGCTATTATCGATCCTATCCATTTGATCAGCCTTTCGATTGGCCCATGCCATGCCGGCATCGCCACCCCATAAAGCCCAAGCAATCCGACCGTTCGAAGGATAGCCGTCCTCGCCCTGCCTGAATCCTTGAGCCTGTTTATCCACTTCATGCCGAGCAAAGAAGGAAGTCATCCGCCGAATCGTGTCTGGCGATAGATCAACCTTGTTCTTAATGTCCCGCGCTCTGGCAATGCCGACCTCAGTGCCGCCGCGACCGAATTCCTGCCGCCAAGCAAGACCGCGTTCCGCTTCAGATACCATCGAATCCGTAGGAACCAGATCGATCTCAGTGCCTTTATACTGTGCCATCTGAGCCGCCTTGAATGCTTGGATTTGTAGGAAGTTTCGAACCAAATGGCTGGAAAGCTGTCTCAATGCCATACTGTTTCGCAAGTTCGCGCTCTGCATCGATTTGAGCAAAGACCTCTTCAACATCTCGACCGTAATGCGAGGCGATGTCCTGCATGGTCGTTATTCCGTTCTGGAGGCCAATGATATGAGCGTTGATTTCCTTCTGCGGATCAACCCAATTCCAGCCGCGAGCGCGATAAATGAGATTATCCGCAAACTTGTCGAATTTCGTTACCGGAATTGTGACCTGATTAGTTGACATTGCCATTGTCAACCATTTGCGAAAGATCGGATCGATGAAATGCTCAATCATAAATTGCTGTAACATTCTGTAATGATCACGATCTTCCATCGTGCCTTGCCGAATTGAAGAATATGAAACGCCTTCAAGATTGTTTGCAAGGCTGACATAAGATACGCCAAGGCCAGAAGCGATCCCGCGAAGAACCGCTTTTTCAAATTCTGCAAACGCTGAAACTGGATGTTGAGGATCAAATGGCGTGAAACTCATGCCTTTTGGCAGTTGTTCAAATGTTCCGGGACTCGCTTCCATGATCGGAGCGTTATAATCTTCCATATCAACGCCAGAATAACCGTCACCATCTGGCGAAGTGAAGAAACCCATCTTTGATGCGGCAGTTCGAGCCGCGACAAGTTCCGCTTCCTCGTAACCGTCAAGCATTTTGAGACGAGTTAAAGCCGTTGCCATCCAAGGAAAGCCACGAGTCTGACCCGATCGATCCGACAGGAAAATATGCAGAATTTCATCCGCAGGAACGCGAATTCGCTTCACTGTCGATGATTTTGAGAATTGTTGATCACCCGGATGTGCCGCCAAAAGCCAGTAAGCAAGAGGCTTTCCGAAGTTATCGATCTCAACACCCATACGGATTTGATTGCCGTTTGGACCGATAGCCATATTATATTCTTCGTCGAGATAGTCGCTTTCAATAAATTGAATTGCAAACCCGAAAGGATTATCCCGCGTCTCGACCATGCGAACGATGCACTCGCCGTCCCGCGCTACGTTCGAAATGAACATCCGCTGGCAATCGAGCCATGACATTTTGCCATCCATAGTCGGAACACCGCGCCGACCCCAATAGTCCCACTGGCGTTCGATGATGGCATTGCCAACCGTGTCTAGCGATTGATCTGAATTTCTGGCGCGAACCTGAATGCGAACGCCTTGATCACCGACCACGTTCGTTTCAATCATCTGCAAATAGCGTTTAGCATAGTCGTTATTGCGAGCAACATCGCGGCACCTGTCACGAACCCTGCGAAGAGCAGGACGGATTTCAC